TGTAACAAGTACAGGGTGCTTAATTTCATAACTAAAAGCTAATATTATTCGCAGGGTAATTGCACCTTACGTATTTAAGCCATTTACGAGACTTTTTGTTACATACTGATTACATTTAAACTGCTTTTTCCTGCAATACATAATTTACAATTTAGTCATATTCCTTCATTAATGATGATGCTTCCCAGCTCTCCACAGATAAAAAACTTTACCTGCTCCAGCATCAGGATCGTTGATGTATGCCTTGGCAAATTTTACATACTGCGCAACATCTTCTCCCCAGAGATTCGAATAATCGCTATGCAGCATATTCATTAAATAATACCAGTCGTACTTATTGGCATGTACACCGTTCTGATCCATGACACGGGTTGTTTCTTCTACTGTCCAATGCTCGCCACTTGTACCATCGACGTTTTTCATTTCAGAGACTGCCTTTTTGGCCAGGTGTTCGTCAAAGTGCGGACCATAAGCTATACAATGAATTTTCATCATTATAGCTTCGTAATCTTCCTCATCGATGACTTTGATTTTTTCTAATGCACAGCAAACAATATAATCAACCTGTTCTTCTTTTAATTTGTCACCGTCAATATGCTCTGCATAATGATCGTACTTATGCATTATCTTCACCGTCCTTCTTTTTAGGTTTTTCCGAAAGATTTTCAAGCACTTTCTTTGCAACCTTTTTAGCTATTTCCTGACCTTCTCTACTTGAAAGAAAGGCTATTGTAAAGCCAATCAATAAATTGCCCATTGCCAACGCCTCATTTCTTTAAAGTAACAGACGATGGAGTAACTGTAGGCGGTGTAATTTGTGGCCATACAAAAGCTGTGCAGCAAAGATTATTACTGCGAACCACTGCTAAGGGCGGTTCTGTCATCACACGCAAATTATAAATTTTTCTGCTGCGGATTTGATCTGCTCTTACTCCGTCACCACAACGGTTAATCATTTGAATTACTGTCCCGCCTGTGCCATTTAAAATAACTACCGGCAGTGTATCAGCACCTGCAGGGATTGCCTGGGCAATTAACAAACAAATCTTTTCATTATTATTTATTGTCATCGCCGGAATTGTAATTTGCAATTCATTAGCAGCAACTGCCACCTCAGTACTGGCAACTAAATTAGGACATACTTTACATCCATTATTTCCACACATATTATCATCTCCTATAAAAAATAGGGCGGATTTCTCCGCCCTGTATCACGTCTTACGACGGAGCCTTACTTTTAAACTCCTTTAAGCCATGTTGCAACCGCCGTTCAGGCTATTAATGCCCAAACCATTGATAATGCCGGCATTCGGGCAAACTGCGCCGATACCAGTAACCTCAGGTTTCGGAAGCATACGGCAAGAGATAGAAGCCAGTTGAGCTTCTACAGCGTTGAATTTAGCATCACTGTATACGCGGTTTTCCAGAACGACATTTTTCGTACGTTCCTGAGCAAGTTGATCACGCAGGTTTTGATACTCATAAAAGTCAATCTTCGTACCGAGTGCAGAGAAGCCAGCCATAGTTTGTTCTTGGGTTTGACGAGCAGTATTCTCAATCAAATATTGAGTACGCGCGCTGTCGATGATTCCCTGTTTTTCTACCTGGCAATTAGATACAGCATTGCAACCATATGCAGGAGCAGCACCGTTATTGTTCCAACCACCACGATTGCCTAAAAAAGCAGCAAACAGGATAATCAAGAAGATAGCAATCCCCCAAGTGTTAAAACCGCCATAATATTTTTCGTCCATCTGCAAACAACTCCTTTCTTGATATTTTATTTATCACATCAGCGTTTAAGCTGTTGTAACCCCGCACGTAACCTTGCTAAATTATCATTTGGCTGTTGCCCTTGATTAATATCAGGCTGAACAGTTCCGCCGGTTCCCTGTAAATCACCGACTATATTTTTTACTTTGTTAAGATCTACACCAGCAGCCTTAGCAATAAATCCAGCCATAGGATTATTTAAATATCCATTGACCTTAGTAACAATGTCTGAACTAACACCATTCTTAGCCAAAGCGTTTAGCGCATCACCCTTACTATTAACCTTGTTCGCTACATTCATCGCCGTCGCCCATGCTTCCGCAAGGCGGTTCGTGTCCTGCTGGTTTAGTCTCAGCATTTGTGCTACAGCTTGTGGATTGATCATTTTTAAGCACCTCGATTTCACGCTTCATATTCTGCATTTCTTTCAACATATCTGCCATAAGCTGGGTCTGTTCCTGCTGTATCTCTTCCGACGTTTTCGGTGGAGTGATTACTTTAAGTTCAACAAGCTTGTTATAATATTCATTACTGATTTTTTCTAACTCATCATACGCACTTTGAGTAACTCCGATCCTCTGCCGGTTTCCGTAAAAATCAACCTGAATAATATTTGTTCCATCTACAATGCAAGTCATCGTTTGTGGATATGTAGTAAGTACAGAACTGCTTGTAATTCCTAAATTCATATTGCCACTCATAGTCTTGCCTCCGTTCATTTATCTTAAATATATTATCCGTTAAATCGGCCCTTATAATCCCTCAATATTCCCTCATAATTCCCTAAAATAAAAAAGACGCTTAACAATTTTGTTAAGCGTCATAATTGTATGTTATAATGTTTTTTGAGATAGTCAGTGTGTTGGCTTCCCTTACAGGGGGTGATAGCTATTGTCAACTTATGAAGCGTTGTCTTTGATGATTGCTTTTAGTACGTTAATAGCTATTGTCATTTTAGGCTGTAAATAGCCATGAAATAAGCCGCTAACACCAGTGGCGCGCGGCTTCCTTTCACGTTTTACAATTATGAGGGAGAGCCAGCGTGCGATCACTGACTATCTCTTTTTGTTTATTATATACTACTTTTTTACGGATTGCAAATTTCCTCATGAGTGTTTTATTTCTAAAATAAAATGTGATATAATTGTGAAAAAGATAACTAACAGGGCAAGTATTATTAGACTATTCTGCTAGTGGAATCGCTGTTAGGAGAAGGTAGTCTATAATAAAAAACCGCTAACTGATTGAAAACGAGAGGCCCGAATGGCTCATGCCGTTTTCAACAGATAGCGGTTTTGCATTTTATCAATGAGAAACAATTTCTAGTCCTGTAATTACATGAACACAAAACAATGCAAACAAAATTGCCCATACTCTAACAGCATTTTCCATAAAATCAGATTTATGTTCTATTCCTGGATCAGATGCATCAATATAGGTTAGTAAAGCTGGTAATGCCCAACATATATAGGCATAAACATAATACATTTTTTTATTTGGGTTCTCAATTAAATTATTTAATAATACTGGTATCAATAAAAAAAAGATGAAAACTATAAAAATCTCAAGAGAATAATTTATTCTCGGAAAAAATAATTTTATTATGGTTTGTTTTTTTTCAGCTGTCCTAAATTTAATGATGCGTTCTACGTCACTTATTATTACTTCATTTCTTTTATGAATAAATTCAGATAATAATTTCACATTCATATTATTCCTCAAAGAATCTGGCAAGTTTTGAATAAAAGATGCTGTAGTAGAAAAATAACCACAACAATCTTGCATGTAACCTTGGACACGTTTTAATATTTTCTTAGCAATCTTATCATAAAATAATGAAGAAGGAAACAGTAATGTATTTTCTTTGAGAGAATTATTTGTTTGTGATATTAGTACATCTAATAATACATTTTCATCTAAAATTGCATCATTATGATTTAAAAAGTCGGAATCCACCAAAATCTTATATACCATATAGGTTTTTATACATATGTATTCTTCGATAAAATTTAAATAAGGTTCACTAATTCCATCTGAAGAAGTCAAAATACATATATTTTGACTCTCATCACAAGAAATGGTAGATATATCCTTGGATAATAATTCAATAAATTTTACAGAGTCTATCATTTTTTGCCCTCGCTTTTCACAATTATAACACATTTATAAATTATTGAAAATAACACTTGACTTTATGTCACACATAAATATATAATAAACGTGTGGCATAAAGTGAGGTGAAATTATGAGCCCCAAAACAGGTAGACCAAAAGTAGATAACCCAAAGGCGATAAAGTATAGTATAAGAATTGATGAAAAAACAGAACAACGTTTAGTTGAATATTGTCTTAAACACAATATAACTAAGGGTGAAGCTATTCGTCAAGGGATACATTTACTTTTGGGAGACAAAAAATAAGACGCTGCCCAGTCGGTCAAAACAGGAGCAACGTCTTACACCAGAGGTTTCCCTCTGTGAAATAGTCTATCATAGAGGTCGACTTCTTTCAAGCGAAAGGAGTAGTCAATATGAATAACATCAACCGTTTAACCTTGGACAGTCGTGAAGTAGCAGTAATGTTAGAAAAAAACATAATCATCTATTAAGGGATATAAGTGTTTACGCCAAATATCTTACTGAGACCAAAATTGGACTCAGTGATTTTTTCCAAGAATCCACATATAAAGACATTAATGGTCGCACATTAAAGAAATATCAAATAACCAAGAAAGGCTGTGAGTTTTTAGCTCATAAGCAAACAGGTCATAAAGGATCGTCGTTTACCGCGTCTTATATCAACCGTTTTCACGAAATGGAAGCGCAGCTAAGCAAAAAGCCTTTGCAGCAAACACTTATTGAAGAACCTTATAAGCCTACTTTAAAATATTGGAAAGGCGTACCGGTGTTAACTAAGTTAGACGTAGCTATGATTTTAAATGTTGATGCGTCGTCGATTCAAAATTATATTCGTAGACCGTGGTTTATGACAGAGAATGTAGATTTTTACTTCTTGCGTGGACATGACTTATTCGAGTACCGCAGAGAGAATAAAATCAAGTCTACAATCGCTGCCTTAATAGTACTTACCGAAAGTGGAGTTAGAAAGATATACGAAGCGAGAAATCGAAAATTTACACCTGCTGAATTGTTCCCGGTGAAATCGTCGTGTGAGCCACAAAGACCCATGCTTGTTAATGCGCCTATGAATATAGAGCTACAGCAGAAGATAAAGGATTTAGAAGGCAAGCTGATTGCTTTGCATGAAGTATTAAAACTTTATAACTGCTGTAACACGCCTGAGAAATCGCAATGCTTCGCCACAACAATAAAAGACATAGGTATAAAAATATCGTGTGATGCACTTGATGTAATCAATACGAAGCTCAGTTTAATTCCTGCTCCTATTGGTTATTAAATTATACCGCCCCAAATTGGGGCGGTTATTTTTATTCTTTCAAACTATACTTCTCATTTGCCATAGTAGCAATCCTTATAATGTCCTGTTGGTACTTATCCATTTGCGCCCGTTTCTCCTGAGCAGACAACTTAGGATTATTAAGTATTGTCTGCCGTTTTTTATTAAGCGCACGCACTTTTTTCATTGCATTTTTTAAGCCATTCCAGTTTTTAGCATTTTTACCTAACTTACCATAGGCATTAAACTCTTTACTGGTATCACTATAAAGCTGATAGAAATCCTCTATATTCTGGCTTCGTTTACCAGGCGTATAACCGAACCGCCCAACAATAGGCTGTTCATTCATATATTTAGCGGGCAACTCATTTTCACGGCCCAAAGCATAATCACCAATCATAGCATTTAAAGTAACAGCCCCGGTAGCACCTACATTCTGGATCAAGTTATCAATTTTCTTCGGAGAGACATTCAAAGCCTGACCAAGTTTTATTGCAGTCATGCTTGTATAAATATCATATTGTTCTTTATCTGGTAAATTCTGCAAACTTACAGGTATGATATTCTTTTCCGTAAAGAAATTATAAGATGACTGCCATTCTATAAACGGCTTCATGAAAGCAGGTATATAATCCGGCAGCATTGTATCAAGTGTATTTGCAGCCCATTTATTCATTGCATCCGGATTATCATCAAGCAACTTACTAAGACTTCTTTTAAATCCGCCTGCTAAAAACGCAACTTCCTGTGGTAATGGAGTTTTTACTATTTCATCTCCAATTCTTGCAATAAAATAATTATCTCGAATGTCCTGAGGAACATCCTGATACCAATCTTCATCATGAAATGCCACCCATTCAAATAAAGCCGGCAATATTATTGCTGTCCCTACTCTGGCACCTAAACGCACAGGATGAGCCTTAACCTCTCTAATGAGCCTGTCAGTACCCTGAATGGCCGCATTAAAGAACGGAACATATCTATTATATTTTCTCGCTAAACTCCCACCTCTGCTAAAGTCTGTAGTTATTTCTTTCGCTTCCAATCCAGCTTCCTGAATACTTTTTCCTTTTCTGCGTCCTGCAGCAAATTCGCCTAACCTGGCCGCTTCTTCTAGCGACTGATTTAATTTCTGGAACCCCTTGTAAAGCATTGTTCCCAATTTTACACCTGGAGCTTCTTGTAATTTTTGCCATTTTAAACTAGATCTTTCTGTAGAAATACGTGTCGTCATCGGAACACCAGCAATTTCAAACTCCCTATATAGGCTGCTTTTTTTATGGTAATTGCTTCGCAATGCTTCCCAAAGGCCATACATCGTATTACCAATCGGTTCGATGACAGGAATAGTTGTATTATTAGAATACAAAACAGATGTCAAAGTATCTCTGGCAAGGTTAAAAAGACCAAAAGCAGGTGTTCCTGTTGCACCAGCACGCATAACTTCGGCTGGTGTCATAAATACTTTTTCAACAGTATTAAATGTTGGCAAACTTAAATTAACCATTGCATCATATAATTCTGGCGCTGTTTGATATGATTTCTTTTCACCATTTTCCCATACAGTAAACACAAAATTCTCTGGAGATCCTTTACCTTCTAAGTCTGGTCGCTCCTCTAAATAACTACCAATGCCTTCTACATCTTTTAGTCTTGATAACGCAAGCCCTACTTTATTTCGTTCTGCAGCATCCACAGACTTCTGTGTATAGGCAATTAAACTATCTAACGGATCAATAACATTTCTATTACTGCCATATTCATTTAACCCTTTTATTGGGTTTGTAACATTCGCAAGTCCTGACTTTGGTTTATAACCAGGTATTTTCACATCCTCCATGCTTCTATCTCTATACATAGGGACATAATTTTTATACTTTTCTGCTAATGTATTATGCTGTTCCTTACTAATAATTCCACTATCTTCTAAAATTGACAGCACATTATCAAAATGTTGATGAACCTTTTCTGAAGCACTAATAAACTCTTTAGGAGCATTTTCTACAATACTTGCCGCAATATTCTTCTCCATAGATCCATTATATTCTTTATGAATGCTTTGTAACTCAAGCTGTCGTTTAGCTACTAAGTATGTAGAAAATGCCTGCCGATTATCTTTATATCCATTACTCCGCAGATAATCTTTAGAAAACTTTACACTATCCACTTCTTTTAAAATATCCTGCAATGTAACCGCATACTTTAATTTGTTATTATAGACTTTATTTAAAGCCTCAATAACATCTGTCGGCTTACCCTTATCATCCAAAAGCATTGTTGACCTTGATTTTGCACTGCTTGCAGCACTTCTTGCAAGCAAATAAGGATTATCCTCATATGGTAACTCTTTACCAGTCTTGTCAATAACAGCTTCAACAAATTTATTTATAGGGCCTTTATCATCAACCGCATACTTATATGCGTCCGCCAAAACATCTTCTGCCTTTTGGGTAAAGCTCTTTAAATTTAAATCATCAGCAAAAGATATAGAAGCTCTTCCCCTTGCCTGATCGCTTTGCAGAGAATAACGACGCATTACATCAGCAAGCCTATCAAACTTTTTAGCTAAGTCTTTATTGTTAGAGTTCCTTAAAGCCTGAATAAAATTCTCGTAATATTTAGGGAAATTCCTTTCTGCCATTTCTGGGTCAGCAAGTATTTGCCTTGTAAATTCAGCAATACCCTCTGCACGTTTTTCAGCATTATTATATTCTCTAAATACGCTATTATTCCCCCATACATTCTCCGCTCCAGCAATAAGTTCTGCATCGCTACCTTTGACTTCTAATTTTTTATCTAAAAAATGTCCAATTTCATGTGAGTATGTAGCATAATCAGCAAAAGCCCTACTTCTTACAACTTCTGGCCCAACTTTAAACAACCCTTTATATTTTTCATCAACACCTCCGACACGAACTGGAACGATTGCATTAAAAGCAGCTTCAACCTCTTTTCTAGTAACCGGTTTAATTTCTCCCCATGTTTTTGTTTTTCCAGATCGACCGAAAGTAGCTTCTTCTCCAGTTGACTTATTCCCTAAAGAATATTGTTCTGTCTTTCTATTTTTCAGGTTGACAAAATCCTTCTCAGTAGGTATATTTAAAGTAAGAGAACTGTCGACTGCTCTTTCCAACATTGGGTATTCGTCCCTTGCGGATTTGAGCCACTCGGCAGTTTTTTCTTTGTTTATATACCGCAATCTGCCAGCTAATACATTATCTTCATACCATTTAGTAGCCTGTTGCTTAGTAACTTTATCCTCCTTACCAAAAGCACTAAGCATTTCATTGATTTCGTATCCTTTTTTATTATTTCTCTGTTTTAATTCAAATGGAGTTACGATCGTTGTACCATTTTCATCCTTTAAATCTAATACTGCAATTATTCTCTTTTCGCCTTTTTTGCCGCTATACTCAGCATCAAAAATCATAATTGGATCAGTTAAGGCTCGTGGTATTTGTTTAACAATCTCTGGAGTCATACCTTCACCATTAGCAATATTATGTTTGCCTATGGTTATTTTTTTTAAGTTTTTAGGACTGATTTCAATAGGTAATATTTCAGCACCAGCCAGTTCTAAAGCTAATGGAGTAGACATAACAGGGACAGCACTGTCGCCTTTATAGGTATTTTGAACAATAGCATCAACATTTTTTGCAAAGTTTTGCTCATCAATAGCTAATTTTACCTCTGGCAGACTTTGATTTTCGCTTAACATACCTTGGACTTTACGAGTATCCTTTAACGGCTCTACAGTAACCTCTTGCATTTTAAATTCAGGTAGATTTTCTTTACTATTGTTATATATATTATGCAAAATTTTTGATGCAGTATATGCCGTTCTTCTTTCGGTTTCCCCTAACAAAGAGGACATTGCCATCCTGTAATTAGGACCGCTATCTTTTACAGCGTGTTTCCCAGCTTTGAATCCCAGCACATCAGGTGCTAAACTGGCTACTATATCAACTGCAAAGGCTCCTGGACGTTCTCTTGCATATTTCGTTGCTCCTTCCTGTGTTGCCACTTGATAAGCACCTGCACCGGGTAAAAATTCAGTTGCAGTATCAAGTACGCCTTTAGCACCGCTTTTATTTATATTAGTTTGTAAACTGGACAAAACAAATGGAGAAAGTACAGGTGCAGCAAAACTACTTGGGGCTAACAGTGCTGTAGCCATTGCAGCAGGCGCTATAGTTTCTTCCGCGAAATTACCTGTAGCCTTCTTATATAGCTCCCCTGCTTTCTCCTGTTCTTTTGTTTGTGTAGGTACTGGCGCATTTGTATATCCTTCTTGCATAGGTGTACCAGTCAAAGCAAGTGGATTAGCTGTAGCAAGCCGATTAGCTTGCCTACCGACCTCTTGTGCGCCTTGTACAGCTCCTGCAGCAAAATTTTCTATTGCCTCTCCTATCCGAGTTCCTGCGTCCGCAAAAAATTTACCTCTTTCTTCTGCAGTTACATCTTCCATTTGTTCTTCTAATGACGGTTCAACTTCACCCTGGCTATTTAAATAATTCTCAGTTACACGTTCCGCAGCTCTTTGAAAGAATCCTTTATTTTCAAGAACTGGTTTATTTGCAAACTTTGCCAGCATTTTTTCTCTCGCTGTTGACATTATTTTACACCGCCTTCAATTTTACCTAATTTATCCCACATAATAGTGTCAAGAATATATTGTTCATCAAAGCCATTTTCTTTAGCTATGTCCTGCACATATTCCGTTATTTCGTTTTTAGAAGCACCTCGTTCTGCCATATATTCAATATCTGAAAGCATTTGTTCGTACTCTTGGCTATTACTATAGTCCTGTTTATAATCTCTGGTCTGATAGTTATGATTAGCCCATGCATAATAATCATTTAACTTCACAGCAGCTCTATTGTACATTCTTTGCTGAGCAGGAGTTATTTCATCAGTACTATCCATAACACGATTATTATATTCTTCCATTAAAGTTAAATCTTTATTATAATTTCCACTGTTTACATATTTCCACATTTCAGCATCAGCAGTAGTCATATAATTTGACGGGTTTCTAACCCGTCTTTGAGCTGCTATCAATTTAATTTTTTCTTCACTATCCAAATCAGAATTATTTATCATATCAACAGCTTCAGCTTCCGTAGGAGCAGTATTTATTTTTAACGCTAAATCATTTTTGTATTTTTGTCGTTGTTCTTTTAGTGCACGATCTTTATCCCTCAATATAGCTGAAGCTTTAGCCTTTATCTGGTCTTTTCTTCTAGCACTCAGTCCACTTGCGCCGAGCCTGCTCTCGCCTTTGTAGTTTGTGAAGTCGAGATGGAAGTGCCCAGCTGTTGCATAGTCAGACGGATCATCGTACTCATTCAAAACTTTTAGCCCTGGGTAGGCACGTTCCATCCTATCAGCCAGTATATTACGGCTGGATTCATCCAATTCACCTAACTTAGTACTGTCAACATCGACTCCTACACCTTCATAATGAGCGCTCCCCGGGGCATGACCGCTGTAGTCATTCTTTGTACTTGTTATATATACATCATCTATGCCATATTGATTAAGTATACCTGTTATGCCTTTTATACCCTGTACTGCGTTTTCCTGCATTCCTTCAAAGCTTACACCGGGGTTAAAAGTATACTTACCTTCGGTTATGTTTCCTTTTCCCTTAGCATAGTTTTCAAGATACGCATCCCATTCATCAGGTGGAATATCAACAAGTTGTTTTGATAACTCACTATTTTCAACATATTCCTGTTCACTATATAAAGCTGCTTCCAGCTTTGTACGCACCTCTGGAGATATTTTGTTCCGGAAATAGCTGAGCCTATCTTCGGCAAGAGTATAGTTGTTCTGGTTTACCGCATCATTTACCAATATAGCTGCATAACGGTTTGCCATCTCTGTTTCCACTTGTTTGTACTGTTCTTTTGGTAGATCTGGGAACATACTTCTATACAAGCCTTCCATTATCGGATAATTCTCAAGCAAGCTCTCGCCATCGATTACACCGTTTATCAAATTATCTGCAGATTGATCAAAGACATTTTGTTTATATTTTTGTGTTTCCTGTTCCTGGAATTTATAGAGCTGTACGCCGTCAGTAGCAAGGGTATTATCTGTTATGCGTTTAAAGGCCTGTTCGCCCAATTTATAGCGGATACCAGATTTTGCATAAATACGTTCTGACAATACATTTGCATCTTTTAAAAAGTCGTTTATCACACCAACTGAATTACTACCCTGACGCTTTTGCATGTAGTCAACTTTCAGTTTGCCAAGTTCAAGATTAAATTCGTTCGTAGCTTTTGCCACACGCAGTGCTTCATTTTGCTCCTGCTCTTTATTCAAAACATCCAGTCCTGCATTGAATGCTTTTCCGATAGTACCATACATATTAGCCGCTGCTCTGTTTCCGGCATCGTTATATTCTACACCTACACGTTGTCCACCAGCAGTAGGGTTCACAGAAGACTGGTTACTTCTTACTATTATTTTTGTCATCAGCCATACCTCCAAGTATTCTGTAAATGGAATTATACGCCTGCATCAAGTCACGCTCTACCGTCTGTACCGACGTATTTATTCTCATAGCAATCTGATAATTTTTAAGATCGTCTATAAATTTCAGTTCAATTATTTCTTGCTGTCTCGGGGTCAGCTTCGCCTCGTCTACGATCATGCGAAACTCTGCCTTACCGGAAGTCAGCAACCAGCTCTTTGTCCACGATCTGCAAGCTTCCATAATAATCACCTGCTCGCTGCTATTGTCCCAACTAATACCCCTCCGATAAATCCCCATAAAGCCTTCTGTTTTTGTTTCAATTCACTTTTGGATTGTTCTTTCTTTATTTGTTCGCTCAATATCTCTAAGGATTTGTTTTGCTCTGCTATTGTTTTTTTGGAGTTCGACAATGATTCCTGCGCAAGCATTAGCTCGCTCCTTATCTTCTGATAAGATAAACGCTGCTCTTCGATTAGCTTCTTCAGCTCGTTCGAGTTCATCTGCTGCAGTTCCAACGTGTTCGACAGCTCGGTCAATAGAAATTCCTGTCTGTCGATTATCGTCTGCAATTCGCTGAACTGTTCCCTGGACATCGTTATTGTTTCCGGAAGTTCCTCTGCCGAGCATATAGCAGGCAGTGATACAAGCAATAATAACGACCACAATAATACAATACCGATGATTATATATTTTTTCATACACGATTTTCACTCCATGTACATTATTTTCCTATTTTGACAGCCATATTCGCTACGTGCGCCGTTTTAGTCCGTTGCTTTACTATTTACTTTTGCAACAGTTTTTTCTCGGCGCACGAGCTAAATATGGACAAGGTTATTCTGATATTACAGGCCAAACCAACTATGCAACGCACCTAAAGCAAAGCCGATAATCATACCGGTCCAAAAAACTTTGCTCGCTAAATATTCTTTTACTTTTTCCATATTAGTCACCTCCTTATATAATCTTTACCAATTATGATGCCACCAGATCGCCTTACCACGAATAACATCACCGCCTGGTTTCAGTTCTCCGTCACCTGGTATGTCTAGTAATTTCCACAAGTCCCATCTTTCAAAGGTTGTTGCCGGCCCATAGTCATCTAAGTCTGCTGCTTCTGCATGTGTCATTACGGTATCGGCATTAATGTCCAATCTAAGTTCCTCACACAGTACAGCTACAACTTTCGCCATACTATCTATCTGTAACTCTGTCGGTGGCACGTTGCCAAAGTCGATACTTCCATCAGCATAGGCTACAGCATCTACACAGCACGCTAAAGCAATCCCAATAGCTCTAGAATTGCGCCGCCATGTATGAGCCTTATATTCAGTTAAATCATCTGTTGTCGCCATAACAGCGCCGTCGCTGTCAATGTTTAGGTGATAGTCACTAAAAAACTGGTGATAATTACCAGCTGACCAATGTAGATAGATCTTATCAATATTACCTCTAGCCCTTGCTGCTAACTGCCGTAGCTCATCTAAAGTGATTCTTTTTGTCACCATTATTCTCTGCCTCCTTTTCAAATGGATCAGGGACACCGTCCCCGTTTTTATCTACTAAACTCGTAGCTATGAAAGTGACAAATGCAACCATAGCCGGACCTGTGACCTCACGTATCAACGCCAGCAGGTCAGACATAATAATCTTATCTAGCCACAACCACATATACATCCACGCAGCGTAATAGGTTAGTACCAGCAAAACGACTGCAATAAAATAGCCTACAATGACAGCCATTATTTTGGGCGACATTGAGGCTACTTTATTTCTAGCACTCACTATTAAGTTTTTTATTTTCTCAAACATAAATATCACTTATCCTTACATGAACAGTTATTACATTTGTTTTCTACCAGCAATAACCGTTCACCAACTTCGTCAATTCTGTTATGTGCAGATTTTGCCCTCTGATCAATCTCAGCAAATTTTATTTTTAAATCTGTTGTACATTCTTGTTCCCTATTAATAGTCTTAGCTAAAGCGTCAACAGTCTTTTGGAGGTTCTCTATCGCCGTAGACAAAGGATTTATTATCCAAATCTTAAATACAAAACCTACTATGCCAAATAAAAAGCTAAAGATTGTTATTGAGGCCATTGCCATTTCAACCATCTTTGCACCGCCTAATCTAATATAATAGCGTCCAATTCCTCTTTGCTTGATGCTGCGGCTACCTCTGCCTGCTTACTCCAACCTTGTTGTTTGCAAGCGCCCACGTGGGACGATAAATCAGCACACCAGGTATATACCTGAGCAGCGTTAAGATACTGTATTGTTTTTTCAGTTTCTCCTTCTTTATAGCCCCGTACCGGACAGCCGTCAGGATATTCGTTTTTAAATCGTTCAGTGCTTACGTTCAGCGCAATCCCCTGCATCGTAAGCTGCGTGTCCTTATCGCTATCATATCTTACTATCTCACCAGTGCATTCAGATATAAAACCGCCTGTGATTTTACTTTCAGTCCAAGCGTCTACCTCTGACAGCTTGATAGCTTTAAGTTCTTCTAATGTAGGCTCAGGCAATTCATATTCACTATAAGTACCGTCAGCGTTGCGTATATATTCTTTACCGTCCACATTGCCGATCAATAATTGATAATCTTTCTCTGTAATTAATACAAACCCTTTTTCAAGCAGTTCTGTAACTTGTTCCTGTGTTTTTTCTTCGGCGACGTAAGTGTCACTGCGTCTGCCATTTTCGTCAAATTTTATTAAATAGGTCATACTTTTATTTCTCCTTATAGAAAATTCCACTGGATTTACCATCCAGTGGGGCGATCAAACTACATTCCCCCGTACTTTTACAACAGCGTTTCAGGTTGTAATGCAAACTAATAACAATAAAGGTGAACAATTATATAAGAACCAAGTAACTGTAACAGCTATCTCTAACAATGGTTTTACCATTGGGTCGCCCGGACAAGGACAAAGATATGTAGCGTTTGGTATAAGTTAAGTCAAGCCACAAGCATAAAGTCTACAAGGCTGTGAACTACTCCAGCGATCATCATTGTAGCCATTACATAGGGTAAAACTAATACTGGTATTACTAACACTTGTAACAAATGTTTCGCAGTTGCTGGTTGCTATAACATTCGCATAATACAAAGTTGAAAAGCTTCTGGGGAATTTAATACTTCTATATGTAGCATCAGTATTGCCTACCCACCACTGGATGGTAAATCCAGTGGAATTTTCCCGAGCCCAACCTGCCGACCCTTCTGAAACAGTCCAACCGGAACCAATACTTGCATCACAAGCTGTTATAGTGCCAGCTTTTAAGTACACCGGCGTGGTGCTGTCACCTACAGTACTGTTACTCGCAGTTGCCGTACCAGCATTAAGATAAATTGCCCTTACGCCACTGCCTACCGTGCTTCTCCCGAGTTTTGTTGCTGTAGTTGCTGTAGTCGCATTAGCTACGTTGTTAATAGTAATAGTACTCGTTGTACCATCGTTCTTTGTTATAGTAATCGTTGCATCAGAATTACTCAGTCCTGACAGTGATGCGTTAATTGCGGCTCTTATTTTTTCAACTGTTACTAATCCTTCAAGTCCCATTTTTCCTCACCTCAAATCGTCAGAACAAAGCCGGCAAACTTCTCCGTACTTTGGATTATGATATTACTGCTACTTTCAACTACGTCTACCATAACACTCTCATAGGTACTGCTATTAGTACGATACATACCAAGGAAGTGTTTTCCTGAAGCTGCTAAGGTAAATGGATAGTAGCCGTTTGATAATGTTCCCCAGTTGGCGCTACTTGCTGTAAAGTTAGTTTTGGTTACTGTAGTAGCAGAAGTAGGCGGAGTATACCCTAATGCCGCCACAACATTAGCTTTAGTAATACTGATTGTCCCGCTGCTGTTAGTGATATTTGAACCAGTTTTTACGCCGCCTAGAACACTAGCAGATGCAGTAGGCAGTGTATATACAGTATCCGTAAATACAGCATCAGCTGGTACTGTTTTGTTAAGTTCATAAGTACAAGCTTTAGGAACACCATCATCAAAATATACAGGCTGTGTTGTACTGCCGGCAGAAGTTGTTAGTTTAGCGGCAGCAGCTGCAGTTTCAGTTTTACCGAGTTTACCTGCTATAGCTTTATTCATAGCTGCCGCACCCGTTTTATCTTCTGCAATGTAATCGGCAATTTCTTTTAACGTATCGTAAGCACCAGGCGCTCCGTCAATCAGCTCATCTTTTACTGCCGACTTTGCAGCCTCAATAGCACTGTTCATATCGGCAGTCTTTGCATAACTCGAAGCTGCTACGCCACCTAATTTACTACTGTCAGCGGCAGTTTCGGTCTTACCGAGCTTGTCGGTATCCAACGCTTCAAAATTAGCATTAATCTTAGCGTCTCTCTCTGCTAAAGTTCCAGTTACAATTTTTTCTACACTCATTCTAAATAACCTCCATCCAATATTATTTTTCCTGTGAACACTTTGCTCACATTTATAACAACGTTACCGTTATTATCTACTCCGGCATTAGCATAGTAAGGATAACTAACTCCATCAATTATTTGTGTTAAGCTGACAATGACCGGACTGTTTCCTGCCTGGTGTTCCTCAGCGGATATGGTTAGTACGAAATCACTGCCAACCTCTGCAAAATCTTCCTCCGTAAAGTTTTTGACATAGACCTTATCACCAGTCTTTTTTGTCAGCGACGCCAGTATAACGATGCCTGCAAACTTTTCAGGAACTTCGATAATCACATTTTCAGCGTCCATATAAACGCCGGTTAGTACCATTTCATACTGAGGCTTCTTGACTTCCTTGTAAACGCCTATAAGCCTGCTGTTACCCATTGCCATTGTAAGACGCCACATGCCGTTGTTTTCAGTCCATCTGTCATCTGTCGCAGTAAACTCTTTTGTTATAGTTCCGCTCTCAAAACGCAGTAAAATATCTTCTGCACGGTCAGCAGCATCTTCTGCTTTCTCTGCATCTTTCTTTGCAGATTCTGCACTTTCTGCTGCATTCTTCTCTGATTCCTTTGCTGCGTCAGCGCTCGCCTGCGCCTGCTCGATTACTTTCTCGGCATTTTCCTCAAACTTTTCAATTCTTTCAGTCGTTTCTTTTTCAAAGTTTTCAATTTCAGTAGTAACCTCAGATTCGAAGCGGTCAATCTCTTCATTTGTTTTTTTCTCAAAGTCTTCAACCTCTTCACGAAGTTCGCAGAAATCTGTTTTAACTTCCTGAATACACATCGTATTTCGATCTATCGCAGTCTCATATGCCTGTGTCAGCACCTGCGGTGGAAATACTGTTGGCTGTACTATATCCGTATTACGGTAAAAGTTTAAAACAGTACCTTCAGGCAAACTTGCGGACACAGTAACAATAAGGTTTTCTACAGTATAGTCCGTGCCATAATTCAAAAGCACTTTGCTGCCCTTGTCGTCTTCATAGCTGACCTTCACGTCGTCTGCACTCTGATATTCAAATGGCAGAGAATATGAGGTATCAGGTTTAAACTCATAGCTTATTTTTGTCGCCGTAGTTGTTACGCTCACATTATCACCTCCTAAAAGCCCTGCCTTTTATTGTTATAAAATCCAAATGTCATCGACTTGCCACGGCCTGCATTAGTCAAAGTATATGGATCAAGGCTAAAGTTATCAGAGCCTTTACTTGCTTTGCCTCCAAGTGAAGAGCTGTAAAGCCCCTGTGCGGTCGTCATAATCCCTCCCAGCAAGCTCATTTTCCTTGTCATCTTCGCCGCAGACCTATAATTCGCTGCCGCCGCCTGCGCATTATATATATTCTGCCGGTAGTTAAGGTCAACGTTTGCCAGTTTTTCATTTATCGTTCGAGAGTCTCTTTCAAAAGCATTTGCATTTGCTCGGCCAAATGCTGCGCCTAAACTGCTCCCGGATTCAAGACCACCTGCAGCAAGCGCTGCAGTATTCTGTCCCTGTATCAGGTTGTACCTCTGCCGAGCTTCCTGTTGCTGCCGAGCCGCCTGGTCAGCTGCCGTCTGCCTGTTACGTTCTGCTATAGCCGCATTCTGTTCTTGTGCCTGTGCCTGAGCATCATAACCTGCTGCCTGCTGCCTACCTGACATATAAGTCATCACTCCTGATCCTACTGCCAATAATGGCGCCGCTAATGCCCCCATCACACACTCTCCTTCACATAAATATCAAAATCGCCAAGATTCATTTTTAACTTGAACCCGAACGCTTTTGTCATAGTAAAGCTTTGTTCATAAAAATGCCAAGTCATAATATAAAGCCGACCATATTTTTCAAGCCAGCCTTTTATCCTTTCTCTGCCAATGCTTACAAAGCTTTTTTTGCATTCAAACAGCTTGTCAGTACCTACTATATATGCTTGATATCTATAAGCGCCCATCGGCAACCTGTCTGTTAGCCCAAATATGGCGACTGGTTCTTTATCAATGTATACCACATTCATCTCACATGATTTTTCAATATGTAGTTGTACTGCCGCTTCAGTATCTTTGCCAAAAATCAACCTGTCATTCACACGGGCTTTGGCAAATATCCTGACCACATCTTCATACATATCTTCGCTATAAGGCTCTATCTTTATCATCTGATGTTCACATCCACATCCCGCGCTACGAACATTATTCTCAATGGATACGGTTCTTCACTGAATATCGTCAGCTCATCTGCTCTCGCGCTGTTCTGGTCAAGTGTCACTGTCTGAGTTCCGCTTAACAGTTTAATACCGAAATTTTCGTCAAGCTGGCTTTTCCCTCCGTCATCCAATGTACTAATCAAAGGAACAGCTCTATCTTTACTTCTACTGTATGCATAACCGGAATAACTCAGATAATAACGGACTACAGTAGAATTCAAACACCGTGATTGATCTACTATGCTGCCTGTTTTTTGAATCGTTGTATGTGTCTCAGGAATAGTCATAGAAAACTCATACCCAAGCCCAACAATTATTTTAGAGTACACACCGCTTAATGGTGGCTCTATCTCTATCTTTCCATCATTGGCAACGACCTGTTCTTTAACGTTGAAAATATCACCGCTGGTCATTACCCATACAGTTTTACCGGCAAAACGTTCAATAACTATATTCGAGCCGTCGTTATTTTCAAATATCTCTGCATTGTCCAGCATACAATAATCGGCTGGATCTTCAGTATATTGGTCCAATTCCTGACGCTCTATATAGTAAGTACCGTCACGCTCTACCACGAAATAGATAACGTCTGTATCATCTTCTTTTATCGTCTCTACTGCAATATAATTTCCCTGCGTGCTAAACCTCGTCCAACCGAAAACTTTTTCCTGCAGCATATAAGTCAAGCAAAGCATAGAACCATCATCAAGGATGAGATAAATCAAACTATCCGGATATTTAGTATAGGTGTAATCAGCTATCTTTTTACCGTTCAGCAAATGATGAACCATCAAAGTCAGCTCTGTTCCATCATAACGATCCATAGCATAGTTATAAGAAAAATCCCTGATATATGCTTCGTTGCTCTGTATATACAGAACTCTATTATCCGCTACGAACGGAATATGAGCTTCACTGCTGCCCCAACCTGTTTGGGTATTGATACTGATCTGCGCCGGAGTTACCACGCTTGAGCCTGAAATAATGCGCTCATCTTCACCTGTGAAAATGCACAGATCTTGAAACGTAATCAGATTTTTTATTGCATAATCATTTCGGGCTATAACGCTTGTATTAATAGCGCTGTCATCGGTCAAAGTCCCATCTTCTATCTGCTCATCAAAATTAGTATAATCACTGCTTTTACTCAACCAAAGACCATTAGGCTTGCTGTCTGTATTGGCCAGCACCATACGATCCTGAAAAAATTCTATGCAGGAAGGATATTTCTTCGTTGAACTAAATTCAGACAATGCAAACTCGTCTATACTGTCCGTAGAACCAAGTGAACGTATAAGCGTACCTATCGCCTCTGTATCACTTGTTATCTCTGTAAGTTTGATTATCCCTTCTGCAGTATAGCTGAAGCTAGTAAGCGTTACAGTACATGTACCACTGGTAATCGCAAACTTAACTTTGAAATAATAAGCATCTTCGCGGTCAACCGAACCACTATCACTGGCGTTATAGTCATCGTTATTAGAGACATATGTCGCATAATCAATATATTCGACATTATCTTTAGATCTCATCAGCGTTACAGTGCCGCTCCATATACCAGAAGTCCGCAAGCTCCAACTGTCACCAACAAACAAAGCTGATCCGGTTCCTTCACCACCGGAAGAATTGACAGCGGTTTTAGTCGCAATTTCCTGATACAGTTTTATACTGTCACCAACCATGTTTTCTTCAAAAAACGGCTGATTCGATGTAAGCGTTATGATTCCGGATGTTCCGCTCGGATAAAGTACTGTCTGCTCATCATAGTTATATGTGATTATTACCCATCCGTCCGAACCGTCGCTGCCATTTAACGCTGCATCTGAATAAGCAACTCCCTTGGTACCACCTTCGCCACCATAGCCATAGCTTGTACCGTCTGAGCCGTTCTTTGCGCCACGGTCTGCCGAATAAGCCGCAGTAGCTCCGCCGCCGCCTTTAGCCGTGTATCCAAAAGCAATTGAATCGCTGCCGTCTCCGCCGGGGCTGCCATAGCCAGCTCCATAATGGACAGGACTGCCTTTGCCGCCTGCGCCAACAATTATGTCAAAAGATTCATCTTTGGTTAACTCAATCTCGAAAGTTTGCAAACCACCACGGCCACCATTACCGCCCGAACTTTGCTTATCACTTGCTTTCCTGGCTACACCGCTGCCACCACCGCCACCGCCAGCAACAGTCACTGTATGCAAGCCTGTTTCTTTCGCTTTAAAAATATAATTGCCCGGAGCCGTGTATTTCTGTACCGAAGATGTATTATCAACCAATTCACCAAATGGCGGTATCTTGATATTCAATTCTTCAAAGCTCCACTCTTCGCCGTCCTTTTTCAGCTGATAAATAGGTAAGTCGCCGCAGACCAGAAACATCGTATCTGCAGACTTTATAAACTTAAGCTTTTTTATGTTTGCTTCTGAAAAAGGAGCTTCAAGTTCTCTAACTTTTTCACCTTTGTATCTTACTGTTAAATAGTAATCCGTAAATTCCAACATATAGTCTGTTGTAGGCTGGCTGAATGCTATTATTCTTGCTTTATGATTCTTTGCCGTCGTACCTTTATTGGTTGTCCCCATCCGCTTATAAATGCTTCCATAAGGCTTTACCGTTCCATTTACACAATCTTTCAAGAAGGTTCTATATTTATCCATATCAAGCCGGGCCAGAACATCAGGAGACGCTATCCCACCAGTAAAATTATTTAGCAAATCCCTATACACTACCAGCACCCCCTAAAAATCTTTGGTTCTGGCCGCAGCGTCTGCTTGCGCTCATTATTATTGCCGGCTGACGCTTTAGCATAGGCAAGCTGAAACAGCTGATACTGCGTTTCCGCACTTCCAGAAGATCCACTGACTACAGTAGAAAGCATATAGGCTAGATAACGGACTAGCGCTTCCGTGAACAGTGGCGGCCAAAACTGCGGATTGTCTATGTATCTGGTATATTCAATCTCCAAATGTTTTGCTTTAGTTGCAAATACTTGTACGAATAAATCTTCCTGCGGCGCTTTTATTTTGACGCTCATTATCTCATAACCGTTATCATTTTCAGGTTTATCCCATTCAAATACTCTGCCGTCAAGCACAACGCTCCTAACCCGTACCGCATCACTTGGATATTTGAAATAGTTCAGTTTCTCCTTTGGCAAGTAGCTCTTATCAAGTGTCTTCACATCCAGTCTGCTTATTGTTCTTCTGATCTTCGCAAAACTCCAGTTACTCATTGCCAGCAGCTGACTTAACGCAAACGGGAACATCTTGTCACATTGCCTAGCTTCTTCTGTTCCGTCTTTCAAACCGATTATAGGCCGTACTTTCAGCTGTACCAGTGCTAAATTACATATATCAACTATCGAATACTGCATATTATTACCTCCCTCTTCCAGAAGCAGCATTTCTGCTGCCTTTGGAAGAAAGAGCGGGACTTACCCCGCTCACTCTTATTGATCTTCTTTTTTGGAAGTAGTTACTTTACTTCCAGCAATTAACCTAAAACAGTTATCCGGAAAAATATCCTTAGCCGCAAATTCGCACATATCACCCGGCTTGAAATTCTTGATCTGCCCGTTGATTCTTGCCTGACAGTATTTCGTGCATACATATTTAGACATTTAAACCAACCCCCAAAGGAGAAGCAACGCCGTAGACGATGCCTGCTGTAATCTTGCCGCTGTACTCGCCTGCTGCAGATGCAAAGATGTAACGCCCCGGAATAGTCGGAATAGGAGCGTAACCGAGCCGGCTTCCTTTTTTGACCGTAACTTTAAAAAGTTCTTTTTTATCTGTGCCCTCTGCGGTATTCCCTGCGCTGACGGTCACAGTTATGTCAGCTTTAGCCAACCCATCAAGAGATACTCCATATTGGGCATTAGGATAAATAGTATTGGAGAAAGAGGCTCCAGTATCAATAATCTTTGGCAAATCGCCTGCCGCATAATCAGCTGCGATTGCATTTGCTGCCTGTACATCATATTTCATAATCTATCACTCCTCGTATAATAAATTTCAAAGTTAAGGCCGCATTATGCGGCCTATATTAAATAACACGCGCTTCGTTCATGTGGATCTGATCTACACGACGGATAGGCATTTCATCAAAGGTCATTAGCTTGCGACCTTCGATACCTTCCAAACGCGGCTTGGCAGTGGAATAATCAAACATCGCTCCGAGCTGACGATTAGACACAATATCCTGACGCAGCTTGGTTCTCACTTTGCGATTCATATAAATCGCTGGACGGCCAGTGCTGGTATTATGCAGACGCTCAGAAGCTTCGATCATCAAGTTGATAAGTTTGCCGCTTTCAATTGTGTTGATATCAATATTACAGATACGTACTACCTGACGCAGATCTTTTACAACTAAGCCGGAAGCCCAGCTGAAAGAAGTCTTGATGCCCGGCATATAACCAGCACCTACTGCCATAGTATCGTCCTCAACAACGGCGCCCTGCTGCAGACCTGCCTTAGATCCTTTGGGATAGAAAGTATATACGCCGTTATCATAGCTCCATACCACGAACCAGATAGAAGTAAGATTAGTACTTGCACCACCTGCATCTAATACATATTCCGAAGTTTCCGGAAGGATTCCGTCAGTCTTACGGGTCAGTGTGCTATAACGTTCTGCTAGTCCCAGCATACGGTCTTTACCGTCAGCAGTACCGCCATAAATCATGCTGCGTGCCATAGCCTGATTGATTGCTTCGATTTGCGGCCGGGACTGTGCCAGCAGGAACCGGTTACGCATTCCATTCAACTCGTACAGTGCCTTATCGATAACTACAGGACGGTAGAACATCGCACTGGAATCAGTCATCGCAGCAAAGCTGCCAGGCTCCGGTTTAATTACGTCATTGTAATAACGCAGTGCTTCACCGGGTAGAGAGGTACTGATTACTTCTTTGTTGCTATCGCCGTTGTTAGCTTCTACTACCACAGAATCTTCCAAAATCTCATTGGTCTCAGCCAAAAGATTTACGATAGCGTTTTCTTTCAGCTGCCCATCAGGGGACAGCACCGCCATCACGTCATGAATTGTTGGATTGAGTTTTTCTACTACTTCTGCCATTTAAGTCACTCCTTTTTATTTAAGTCGCCGAACATAATGTCGGCCAGACTGGGAGCCGCTTTACTAGCCCCAGTGCCGCCGCTCATAAGGTTACCGTCCTCTCCTACAAGAGGATGCAGCGCCTGCATGAGCTGAATAATTTTAATATTGCCTTGAATGCCTGCCATATCGATGACCTGCTTTAAACCGGGGATTTTACTCTCCAGTGCATTCATAGTCACATTGGCCTCACTGATTGCTTTTTGGTATTCCGGCGTTACGTTATCAAACGTGGCTCCGAAATGTTTTAATGCTTCTTCTGTATTGGCAGTCATAAAATTAGCCCTCGCATTACATACATAATCGAGAGCTTTTTTTGCCATCTCCGGATCGGTGATCCCTATAGCATTCAATTCTTTTGTACACTCTGCCACAATCTCCGGCGTCGCCAAATCCCCTAACCGCTCAATAATTTCAGACTTTACAAAAGTCTCATCAACTGTTTGGTCAGACTTATCGTCCGCCTTCTCAGGTTGCTTTCCATGTTCAGACGCAGGTTCTTGCTCCGGCTCTTTTTCAATCTCCGGTGCTGGCTCTGTTTCCTTCTGCTGTTCCTGTACAGGTTCTGCCGGCTGTTCCTCATTCATGTTATTGTTGAGGTCATTTACTTCTTCCATCTTTGTAACTCCTTTCAAAATTTGCTTCTTGTTCGCGTATCCAGGCGAAGCGTTCTCCCTCAGCTCTAAGAAGCTGCAGTACTCCATCTTCTCCCATTTTGCGTATCTCATCCGTTACCACAAGCACCGCTTTCCTTGCGCCTTCTTTTCGGTAGGTATCAGCGTTGCCGGTAAAGGTAGAGGCATAATAATAATTTGATACCATAAGCTTAGTTAAAAACCATCTGCCCCGTTCATCACTGAGCAGAAACTCATAAGCTTCTTTGTCTTTTACTCTGGCCTGCGCTTTTAAAAAGTCATTACAGGCTTCCTTTTTCTCCAGCTCTTTCATCTTTGCTACATTTCTTGTCGGTATCATACGCCACCCCGCAAACTGCTGAGTAAATTATCCAACGGTGCTACGCTGCCGTTGTCTGCCATCTCCTGAAGATTGGCCGCTGCCTGTGTGACATTAGGTAACGCCTGCGCTACCGCCATATCTTCCTGCATCTGTTCCTGCTGTTGGGCTGCCTGAGCCTGCTGCTGCTGAATTTCAGCGTATTCCTCGTCCGTGTAGAGTATCTCACTCTTCACGCCCAAATCATCTATCCACTTACGCAGGAACACACTTTCATTAAGCATATTCACTACGCCAGGCTTAAGTTGCGCCGTCTGGCCTATTGCTGCCAGCGCTGACTCATAATCTTGTACTCCGCTCATCCTCTGCAGTTTGGCCAGCGGTGATACATATTCGATTTCCAGCTCCATACCGTCGTATTCAGGCGGCATTTCAAAAACACCGTTTTGCGTATAAATACCATAGACCCGTTTTATATCACGGCTCAGTACCTCTGTGTTAATACGTGTAACTACCGGTGTGAGCTGCTGCATCTTCTCCTGCTGCCTCAAACTCCATTCGTAAGCTGTACGACCTGTATTATCAAACTTCTGCTGTTCAAGCATCGCAAACAGATTTGTATTATAGGCTGCGTTGATTTTATCTTCTCTTATTGCCGCCATCTCATACACTTTGTCGAACACCGGCGCTATGTCAAACAGCGACTGGACTTTTCCAAGCTGCATATCTACCTCTGTTATAGCACCAGGCCTGTAATCTGGGTCAGTACCTGTAGGAACCTGCAGTGCCGGATTATAAAACAGCTCCATATTTCCTGCTGCAGCTTTAAGTAAGTCAAACATCACCCTGTTGTCGCTGTCTGCAAACCAGCCGGGACCAATGCCATAATCGCTATTAGGAATAGCAAGATAACGCATTATTGTAATCGGACAGGTTTCAAAGCCTCCTACATGGATAAATTCCTTATCGCTGCAGTCCAGCCAATAAAGCGACACATAGCGTTTTCCCTTTGGTCCTAACGCCTTATTGTCATAAGCAGGATTCTTAGTCATAAGCCAGTAGACTTTCATAAGGCGGCCGCTGTTTTTGCCGTCCTTGTACTCCTGCTGTTGCTTTTCAGGCAGCGCTTCAAGCCCAAACTTACTTACTATCTTAGATAAGCTCATTTCCTTTTTGACTGAAAAATGCGTTACTTCCTGCCACGGATCTAGTGCGTAAGCGTATGAGCCAATAGAATAATTTTCAAACACCATACCTCGCTCCGGAATAAAGAAACTCCCGCGCGGAGACTGCCCAAAGGAAAGCTCAAGATTAGCGCTGTAAATCGATGAATAGAAATTGCTGGCGTTAAGCGCTTTATTAATCGTATCCCTTTGGTCCTGCAAAATAGCTTTCAGGGTCTGGTCATCCTCTGCGAAGCGTGACTGCAGATCAAACCATTCCACAGTTTGGGGAACAGATCCGTTCGTCATACCTCCGGCAAATATCTGCGCTGCTCTCCACGCTGTCCCGTCGATAATCCCTGCATCACGCTTTATCATCTTGTCCCGTCCGTCTAGCTCACCTAAAAAAGGTATTTGATACTGCTGGATACGGCGCCACATCACAAGACAGTTCTGGTAATCCTTAGCGTTGAACAGTTCGTCGTGTATGCGTTTTGCTTCTTCAAGTTTCATTACATCTGTTTTCATCGCTTACACCCCGAATGTTTCGCCGCTGGTCACGCTGCCCTGTGTTGCTGCGAAGTTAAATTTCTTTTTGTTTTTGCGCTGCTGGTCAAGTGCGCTTGTCCCGTCCGTCCTGCCGCTTACATCTGTAGCCGCTGCCGCTACCTTAGGAACCTCAGTTGCAGGTGTGCCAAACAACTTATTTGTTAATCCACTCATTGCCCTCACCTCCTTTTAAAGCTTTGCCAGCGGATTATAATTTCTTGCACTGCCTTGCTGCCTGCTCCTTTTCAGCAGGTCAAGCGCCGGCGTACTAACTTTCATCTCACGTCCAAACGTCAGCGCCAAGGCATCCGCTCTGTTAGGGCTAAATGGCATATCTCTTTTACGCTGGAGTTGTAATTGCCCACGGTCATTGACATATGCTTCAGGCATCATAAGCTCTGCAGCAATCTCTCTGTCCAGTTCATCCAAACAGCCACCGTTAATAAGCCATTGCTTCATTCTGTCCCACATTTCCATGCGTTTATTAGCATAATGATTTCTGCTAGTAATAGAAGAATTTACTAAGTGCCAATTACGCCCCATGTATTTACCAGCAGAATAAATGCCCTGACCGTAACCAAAATCTATGTTGACCTGCTGTGCTTTATACTTATCTTCAAACAGAGCTACCTTTTCAGCAAAAGCAAAATTATCGTCGCTCTTCGGCTCTTCGTAAAGCAGCTTGCTGAGGTTCCCCTTACGCAGATAGATAACTGCTGCATCCTTACCGCCCCAAGCTGGGTCAACGCCGATAATAGCAGGTGCAAACTCTACGTCTTTGCCCGTAATGCTTCTTGACTGCGCAGCTTCTATTACATCGCGTCCAATAAACTGCAGCTCGCTCGAACTCGGCGGCTCACCCAAGATACGAACTTTAACGAAGTCGCTCTCAATACCGTATGTCTCAATCCACTCATTGAGCAGCTGCTTATTCGTTATCTCTACTGTCCTGCTGTCTATTTTCCGCGTATGCCAGCGGTGACGCTCTTTGCCTAAACAATCCGCGAAGCGTCCTATGTTCTTAGTAGGATTACCAAAAACCAGCCACAAAAGCTCAGTGTCTGAATCTGTCATCGCGCCCTCAGCAACTTCCCAGATAACGTCTTCTATCTCGGACGCCTCATCAAAAATAAGCAGTATCCGATTCCCCTGATTATGCAAGCCTGCAAATGCTGCGGGATTACTCTTGCTCCACGGGATAGCGTCTGCGCGCCAGTTTTTGTCGTGACCTTCTACTACGCTATACATAGACGTTGCAGTATATACAAACATCTCACTCGCTATATTAAGCCTGTGCCACTTACCAAGCTCTGGCCATGTTTTAGTCCGCAGTTGCGTGTCCGTATTTGCTGTGACAACTACCCTTGTATCTGCCCGGGTATACATAGCCCATTCAATGAGCCACGCTACTACAGCGCTCTTACCAATCCCGTGTCCTGATGATATTGCGTTTCGAATAAGCCTGCACGGGTCATCCCTCATACTGGCTGCAAGCTCTTCCATAAGCTCAAGTTGCCATTTTTGCGGCCATTTATTCTCCAGTTCTCCTTCTCCCCATGGATACATGGCCTTCACAAATCCCGCCGGGTCATATTCAAACTGTGCAATAAATTCGATTAATTCTTTTTCTATCATGATTTACCCCCCTCAACGCGTCCCTGGGCTTTCTTAAGCACTGTTACTATATCTACTTTCCCGGAATGTTCTACTTGCTGCTGATCTTTCCACCCAAAGTTATTTTTTAAATTAAAAATGACGCCTACAACATTCTTCCCATCAAGCAGCCTCTGTTCAAGCGATTCTTCTATTTTCGTTTTCGCTTTTTTTATAGCGTCAGAAAATTCACTTTCTTTTTCATACTGCAAAAGAGTTTCTCTTGTCATCCCCAAACCTAATGCTAACCCAGTAATAGTGTATCCAAGATCGGCTTTGTCTCTGCTTTCAAAATATGCGTCTATCTTTCTCTGCATTTCAGTTACGTTATCAAACTTCTTAGGTCTTCCTCTTGCCATTTATCCCACCACCTTTGCAAATAAAAAAGCACCTAACCGAAGTTAAGTGCCTTTATATTAAGTTTTATGCTAAATTTTGATATATGTTACCGTGTTTTATCGGTCTTTTAACGCCGAATTATTTATGTAGATTAAATTGGAGCGAAGCCCAGCTAATGCCATTATTTACGCTGATTAGTTTTCCGCCGTGCGTCAGTGGATATCATAACGCAAGACCATCAGGCATACTTCGCATATAAGCTATACCTTTATTTAATAAGCGTATTTCGCTAACACCTTTAAAAATTCATGAAATTTAAAGGTATTATTGCCGCTGTATTACCCCAACGGCAGGGCAATGTCCAAGCGCTAAGCCTGAACGTTTCACCTTTGCAGGTTATCCCGTTACTAGGCTTCCCTGCGATGTTTTGATACTACCAGTGCGGCCGCTGCAAGTCGCACGGTAGGTGCTATGGGTAGTTATCCGCATCATTCATACGATAAATTGCAGCTATCATATGCCATCATACGGCGAACGCCATAGCCAATATATTAGCATACGGTTTGCCACTTGCTCGGATAATGAGCGGGTTACTGCGTATGCGTTATAACCTCTTTCGCTTTCTTTTTCTATTATATATTATATCACAGGTTGGGTGTATCATTCTGTATCATCTTTCTCAAATCGTTTAATGCCCTCGAATGGATTCTGTGTATTTGCGCCCACTCATACCCCATCGCAACACAGCACTCTTCCCAAGTGCGTTTTGAAAAATAATAACATTTCAGCACAGCCCTTTGTCGTTCGTCCGGCAGCCTGTCGAGTAACATTTCCGCTTTTGTCCTCGCTTGCAAAAGTTCTTTACTGCGTTTTTCGATGTATATCTTCAGCTCGATTAGATTTGCAACTGCAGCCGTCATTTTGTCACGCTCCTTGCTGGGCGTCGATGCGTGCGATAATGACGGTGTTATTTTTTCCGCCAGCGATTTAAGTCTTTGGCGTTCTTCAAGCAGATCGCTGATCTCGCCTGCGATAAAACGATACCTTTTTAGCATTACTTTTATTTCTTCGATTGTCACTTTTTCACTTCCTTATCTGATAATTCACATTTGTACTCCTTACATTCATCAAATCTAGCCCACTCTCTATGGTTACCATCATCATCTACAAGTGGTACATTTTCCTCGTGTCGATCGCAGTCAGTGTTAGTACATGGTTTATCCATAAATTTGTTACTTCGTATGCAGTAGGCTTTTGTAGGGGCTTGTTCAACATCTGTATCATTATTTTTGCAATCATCATCGAATCGTAAGAAAATTTTGGATTATTTATATCAGCCGTTTTTTCTAGTTTTTCTTTTAATACGTCTGCATCTATTAATTTCATAATCTATTCACCTTCTTGTGCCAAAATATCCAAAAATAGCTATAAAAACTACGGTCAATATAGCCATTAATACCATTGATAAATTCGGTCCTATTTCATACATTTTTTCACGCTCCTATTTAGATATTGTACTCATTACAAAACAAGCTATCATCCAAAGCACCGTAACACTTATAAACAATTGATTCATTTTTCTTCACCATCTTTCTAAGGTTTTCCATTACTTTTTTGTTGCATTCCTCACAAAGCTCAAAGCTTTTATGTATACATGGTATTTCAAAGCCGCTGACTATACGTTTTATCTTTTTACAGCTGGTATAACGCCTGTATCTAACCATTGGTTATGTCGTCCTTCTTTCGCTACCGTTCAAGTTGTTCCATTAGCTGAGACAGCCACTTAACTTTCGCTCCACGTTTTGATCTGTATTCTTCCATTCGGCAATATACATTCCATCGATAAGCATGATCATAACCATGTTTTTTATAAATTTTGAACGCCCTTTTTATTTGACGAGCTTTGTATTCTTTCATCTACTCCACCGCCTTAAACTTCTCTAAAATCAATATCAGGGTACTTATAAAGCAGCATCTTCTTTTTGATCATATACACCTGTGTCCTCATGCCCTTGGTGTCAACATAATAAACGTGGCCGCTGGCTTCCGTAACTTTGAAATCAGCCTTGTAAATAATCGGCCTTATCTTTTTACCTGCAACCTCATAACCAGGCTGTAAAACAAATTTCGGCTGTAATTCAATGCTTTTTACTGCACCGGTACGCTGCTGCCAAAGTAGGTCCTCATAGTATTTTGCTTCTTTCCTACTATCAAAGCGAATCCCGTCAACCTCAGTTATTGCATTACCATATTTCAGCACAGGTACAGCCCCAGGTAAATTCGCCGGCGCCGTTACGCTGTCAGAACGAACTTTACTTATAAGGTGTGCTGGCAGTTCATTCCACGTCGTCATTGGTACATCGCCAAGACATCTTCAAGCTCTTTCTTCTCTCTCCGATACCGAGCCACTTTCCCGCCGATCTGACTATTCTTCCGACGCAGATGTTTGAGTTCAGTCAGTATCTGCATAAGTACTGGCTTTAATACCGGTATATATTTATCCTCTGGCTCATCTTTAATCATTGCCATCATGGCTTTTATATTGATTGGTTTCATTCACTGTTCTCCTTTATTTGAACAAGGTTTCTTCTAACATTTTTCTTTTCAGAACAGATGGACGTCGCGGTTTATATCGTCTATCCCCTATCGGATCTAACACATCTACTGCACAAAAGCAAAAATCTTTGCATTTATTGACACGCTTTAATTTTTCTATTGGCAATATAGCATTTATGCTTGTATTCGGAATTGCTTTAGCGTCACAATAATAAATATCGCCTGCATCCATACAGTTACTACAATAACGACAGTATTGCTTCATGCCTTACCACTCCAATCTTATATTTAAAAGGGCGCCCCCCTACGGGCTAATCACCTCCGCAGGGGTATACTTCCCCTTATCGCCAGATCTGCCACTCTACAGTAACCTCTGCCAACGCACAGCCGAGCTGCCATAAAAATCCAGCGGCAAAGATAAATAATAATGTGTATACTGCTTCACGCTTCATTTTCTACCTCCATAATTGCCGCGAACACAAGATATACCTGCTGCGGCACACAACCATTACCTAACGCCTTTAGTCGTTTCGCCCTGTTTTTTTGCCCAACTATTACTCTTGGCGGTTCATATACTCTTGGCGGTTCATATGCGTATTGCTCTACATTTATTGCAGCAGGCCAGCCCTGCCAACTTTCAATATCCTCTTTTGCTACATTGATGTCAGTCCAGCCTATAGGTAATCCCATGAGTAGTTCTACCCAATCAGCGTTTAACTGCCCTTGTTGCTTTTCATACACAACAAAATCAAGACTATTCCTTTTTCGTCCATCTTTTCGCACATTCGCCGAACATCCTCCCCGCCAATCTCTTTGGGTTGGTGTCGGCCAATTTACCGCCTGACTTAAATTAACGCTGTGCATCGAACCTGGCTTTTGTTGTGTTGATTTCAAATTACCAGTAAAAGTATCTGCAACTGTTGGCGTAGGCCAGTTCTTTTTAACTGCAAGGGTTAATGGAGTTCCACCTTGCAAGTACTGCTTCTTTCGGTCGGATGTATCATTTGTTACTGTTGGCCACAATGAACACTCTTTGTCTTTGATGTGGCGCTCCAACATCGGCAGCTCCATAGCATGACCATCCAACACGATACCCCATTTCGGCCAGGTCTCGCAAAACAGTTCCGAATCCTCCCCCCGAATCCCGGCAGCAGAGATTGAGAGTAACCCGCGCACGTTTTCTGCCACGATCCATCTTGGCTTAAGTTCGCGAATAAGCCGGGCATACTCTCCCCAAAGACCGGAGCGGGTAACGTTCCCTTCACTATCAACGAAACCAGTTCTTTTACCTGCTGTGCTAACATCTTGGCACGGAAATCCTCCGCTGATAATATCGATCTTGGATATTCCATCAGTTTTAAGTTTTTCTGCCGTGAGTTCTCTGACATCTCTGTAAATTGGGACACCCGGAAACCTCCTTTGCAATATTTTTTGCGGGTATTCTTCGATTTCGCACAAAGCCACTGTTTCTATTCCCGCCCAGCTGGCAGCAAGGTCAATCATACCTACCCCGCTAAATAGCGATAACATTTTCATTGTCCTCACTCCTGCTCGCTACTTATGCTAACGCATTCCTTGTCCTGCAATCTTTTAAAGTTGTTAAATATCTCCCGTGCTTTAACAGCCCGCAGATCATCTGACCACATCAAGCAGTTCGGGCAAATATGCACCTCAAAATATCGACCTCTGTTTACGTGACTACCCGCCGTTGTATCCTTATGGCATATATCGCAATTCATAATCTCACCTCAAAACGGTTCTGACTTATTAGTGTTCAACTTGTCAAAATGTTCTTCGCCTAAAATCTGTAGTTCTGCCATATCTGCAGCAAGGTTATATATTTTTGCATGCTTATTATTTCCATGTGTATCGGTAACCTTAGCTCTAAATTCGGCAATAGTCCCTAAGAAACAACCACAAGACACTGTTATACCTTTGTCTTTATTTTTGAAAAATGTCGTAAAACTCAATCTACTACCAATGCGACCAATCAATAAATAGTCAGCGTCGCCGCACACCCTAGCGTTGCCGCACACCCTAGCGTTGCCGTACACCTCAGCGTTGCCGCACACCCTAGCGTTGCCGTACACCCAAGCGTCGCCGTACACCCAAGCGTCGCCGCACACCCAAGCGTCGCCGTACACCCTAGCGTCGCCGTACACCCTAGCGTTGCCGTACACCCTAGCGTTGCCGTACACCCAAGCGTTGCCGTACACCCTAGCGTTGCCGTACACCTCAGCGTTGCCGTACACCTCAGCGTCGCCGCACACCCAAGCGTTGCCGTACACCCTAGCGTCGCCGTACACCCTAGCGTTGCCGTACACCTCAGCGT